GATGCTGCAAGTAACATCAAGACCGACGATGCTGATGGTAAACTCCCTTATGCTACTTAATTGAATTATGTCTATCACTAAAAACGGTAATATCGGTCCTGTATATCAGCCCGACATTATGCAAGTGGCTAACATTGTTGACGCTAATCAAGTCGTTAACAATAGCACCACTCTTGTTGATATTCCTCAACTGGAAATCAATGTGGATGCAAATGAGCGTGTTCTGTTCCGCTTCAATGTGTTCTTCAATACCGCTGCTGCTGCAGACTTCAAGTATCAGGTTGCTATCCCTGGTTCGCCTACCCTGTATCGTCAACTGACTGAGGGTCTGGCTCCTGATGATACTGCTTATGATCTGGCTGTTGCTACCTCTTCTGCTGCTGTGTCCCTGACTGGTGCTGCTAATGCCAATGGCTATGTGCGCATCACTGGTGTGCTGCAGAACGGTGCTAACGCTGGTCAACTGAAGCTGCAATTCGCTCAGGCTACTGGCGATGCTAGCGATACTACTGTCTACGCTGGTTCCTTCCTCGAATATCGGAGGTTCTGATAATGGCTAACTCTACTTCTGCTGCTGGTAATAACGGTGTAGCAGGTAGCTATGACCCTACTGTTACCCGTTATAATTCCGGTTCTATGACTGGTGACGACCTGTCGGTACTTGGTACCCACGCTGTTCGTCAGTCAGTGGTACAAACTGCTGCCGGTGCTGCATCTGATGTTTATTCTGAAACTCAGAACATGCGTTTTGCTTATCCGGTTGTTGAGGCTGATGCTCCTGCCATCACTCGCACCTGATTAATTAACTCTTTGGGGAGGGCTTCACGGCTCTCCCTTTTTTTTTTATTCATATCTCCTTCGCTAGTATGTCTACTACTAACGCTCTTCTAGAGCTACAAGCTGTTAATGAAATTTTGGCGTCAGTAGGTCAGGCGCCTGTCACTACTGTTGAGACTCAAACTCTTACCTTTGAAGATGGTACAGAGGTTACTGAAGTTTCCAACCCGGACGTTGCGATTGTACTAAATACCTTGACTCAGACTTCAAGAGAAGTGCAGGCTGAAGGATGGACTTTTAATATCGATTACAATGTAAAGGTAACACCAGTTAATGGTGAAATCCTTATTCCTGATAACTATCTACAGATTGATGTAAACGAAAGTGATAACTCTCTTTACAGTACCAATCGTGATATTGATGTAGTTAGACGTGAAGGTAAGTTGTATGATCGTGTGAATCAAACATTTACTTTTACTGAGCCAATCTACTGTGATATCAAAAAACTGTATAATTGGGAAGACCTTCCTATTCCTATTCGTGATTATATTGTAGCTCGTAGTGCAACTATCTTTAGTCAACGGACTATTGGTGATAAGACACAATATCAAATGCTACAACAACGTGAAGCTTACACCCGAGCAATGGCACTTGAATATGAGTGCAATCAAGGTGACTTTACTTACTTTGGTTCACCACAAGGTAAGAACTATTATGTCAGCTACAAACCGTACCGAGCACTTTATCGCTGATGGCAAGTATTACACAAACAGTAGAGAGCTTCCTTGGTGGTGTATCTAAGCAAGCTGATGATAAGAAACTACCAGGACAGGTAGTTGATTGTATCAATGGTTATATTGACCCAACGTTTGGTCTTACTAAAAGACCTGGTACTAAATTTATTACTGAACTTACTAGTGTAGGTTCTTCAGAGTTTGATGGTGGTCGGTGGTTCTACATTAACCGTGATCCTGATGAACAATATCTTGGGTGTTTAACAGCTACAGGTATTAGGATTTGGAATACTGCGACTGGTGTTGAAGCCACTGTTATTACAGATTCTTTTGTTGCTGCTTATAACCCATATGATTATTTAAATGTAGGTGCAGGTATTAGTCGTGATAATATCCAAGTACTTACTGTTCAAGACTCTACCTTTATTGTCAATAAGACAAAGACGGTAGGAATACTTGGTGATGCAGCTGCTGAATTGGTACAGTTTCCATCACCAACCTTTGGTCCTGAATATAGGAACTTTGGTTATGTCGAAAGTCAGCAAGGCACTATACGTTTGACTAGTGTTGAATATGGTGCGACTTATACAGTAGTTGTTACTTATAATAGTACTGACTACACTGTTAATATTACCACTCGTAACGGTGAGAATTCGTCTCTGAATCAGAATGACTTTGAGGAAATCCTTAATGTAAAGGATGTCCTTGATTGGATTGTCAATGATAACCCTGCTAACCCATCTGGTGGTGGTGCTGGTGGAGGTGGAGGAGGAGGTGGAGGCGGTGCTAGCTATCCTCTACAACCTGGTTTGAGCACAGTTCTAACAGGTCTTCCGTTTACATTCACTATTTTAGAATCTAGCATTGAAGTTCAGCTAGCACCTGGTAGCTCACCTGATAACTTCTCTATCACAGCTACGGGTGGTATCAGTGGTGACTCTATTGAAGCGTTTACTGA